GAATAAATGGCACGTCAACTTTCGAGTAAGTATAAATCTGAAAAGAAATTTGATAAGAAAATGAGTAGCAGACGAAAATCTGACTCGGAGAGTTTGGAAGAAAAAACAAATAAAAATGAAATAAAAGAAAAGAAAAATAAAAAATCATTTACTCCAATCCTCCGTAACTACCATTTTGAAGAACATAAGTTTGAAACTAGTGAGTTTGATGGCCCGGCGTTAGAGACCAACACCCTTTATAGGTTGCCGAAGAGTCTCTATCATACCGCCACCAAGATCAATATCATAAGTAAGTATCATCCATCTACCCTTGAAGAGCTGAGTAGTTTTCACGACTACAATCAACACCCGTTGGCAGCCTCATTCAGAGTGATGGCAGAGGCTTTTGCACTGCATGAGTTGAAAGAGAATCTCCGGAAGTTAGGATTTGGCCACGGCTGGATCCATGACTGGGGAGGCGCTCCCAAACGACATGCTTTAAGGAAAAGAGAAGAAGTTTGGTCAACCTGCCCGGCTTTTGAAGCCAAAGACGTCTTGAGGCGTGGACTCGGCGGTATGTCTCCTAACGACTACCGACAGGGTCTACCACATTTTTGCGAGCACAATGCCCAAGACTGCGAATGCAACCAATACTTAGCTTCTATATCAGTGCACTCCCTATACTATTTTGATATTGCCACTATTTGCAAAACTCTCCTCAAGCAAAAGGTTCCCATCCACTATGCAGTCTTGCATAGTTATGAAGATAAACCAGAAAGCTTGTGTGACGGAGAGTTGAAGTGCAAATACTCAGATGGATTGGTCTACACCCATGCACTAGGCAATAGTGAGTGGTATTCTCATTCTGATATGCAATGGATGTTTCTTAACTCCGCTGCCCATTGGGATGGATACACTCTGGCCTGGAGTGAGTATAGATCATTTGATGACGTTAAAGTCTACAAATTCCAACTTGTCCCTGGTCTTATCCCAATACGTGATAAGAATCCACCTGAGACCATCAAACAAACAGATGATTACCTAGGCATACTGCGCAAGCATATTAGACTCAATGATGATTTCGATCGTAAGAGCTTCATAATATACCTTAGTGCCGTACGTCGTGACGCGATTTCCTTAAACCTAGACCCCTATGTAGCACAGGAAAGAGCCACTGAATATTTCATCAAATGCAAGCCCAACTTTCAAGCAGTTGACGATGCCTTTGAATCGAAAGCCAAAATACATGCCAAGAAGAACCGTTTGACGAACTTCTCAGGCATGACTGTCCTCGATCTTTGTTTAGCAGCCTTCATATCCCTCACCATTTCAATGGCTTGGAGTTATTTTGAAGGAACGCTTTTCGGAGATGGCTACAGGGCTGTTGTTGAGCTAGCTATCCATTTCTCAAAAATAATCGTTATTTTGTCCATGACCATCATTTCTGTGTTTGGTTATAGACATTTACGCGATAGAATTCCTAGATTGATGGATTGGATCGACTTGAAATATTGCGAGTGGCAGAGTCACAAAGGTGATCATATACTGTCAACAGTTAAACACTTGATGGATTACTGTACACAAGGTATGAAATGTAAGCCCCAGGCAGAGAACAAAGTCAGTCATTTGCGTTTAGTCGCAGAGACCGGTTGCGTTCCAGTGCCGCGGGCAACTCCAATGTTGTATCACCCTGAGCATTTACCACACATCCCTAGAAGGTGCAGCCATAACACTAACAATCTTATATTAAATAAGATGAATGTCAAGACCCCTGTTCCACAAGAAACTCTCGATTTGAGGCAACTCAAAAACGATATTTCACAGGCCTGGGTTGAGACACCTCTTAGTTGGAGCGAATGGTTGGCCAACTTCCCTGCCAAGAAACAACGTAAACTTGCGTTGGAAAAGGAGAAGTTTTTCGAAGATGGAGGTATTATCAGCACTGACACAAAGATATTTGACAAGGTTGAGTTTTATCCAGAAGAGAAGTTCACGAGACCGATCGGAGCTGCCGGAGTCATGTTTAATTACGTGACAGGAAGATGGCTGAATCCATTGGCTGAGAATTTGTCTAAAATCTGGCATCATCTCAATAATATCTATTTTCCTCTGCGTGGCGACGCGTATGAAATGGGTCAGTGGTATGAAAGATACCAAACGGAAACATACCGCAAATGGTTCATAGACTTTAGTGCTTTCGATAACTCCCAACACTCTATGATTGCTTCAACTTTGATGGCAATCTGGAATTGGGCTGGATTTCCTGAAGCAGTCTGTAAAGTCTTAGGCCAAGATATTAGACCTGTTA